CAGGAGGCGCTGCGTCTACTTCAGGCAAAGGCTCCGCCACGCCGGTCATCGCTTCGCCAAGCACCTCACCGTCGCCCCAGGCGATGAAGCCGTGAACGAAAGAGAAAGGATTGATGGCCCATGTGGAGTTGTCTTCCACTTCGGTCTGATCGGCGCCGAAGACCCAGTGACCGGTCTTATCCATCTTGAGGATGGCAGTGCCGGCTGGGCCGACTTCGGCTTCGAGCTTGCGAAGGGCAGTCGAAAGCGTGGCGACTGCAGGAAGGTTGGCTTGAGAGAATGTTACAAGAGACGACATTTCAGTTTTCCTTTTTACTGAAGTTTAGAGAGGGCAGCCACAAGGGTCTGCCCGATTTGCACGACGGCTGGCCGGGGATCGCTCTCCGGGGCCATCGTGGTGCCCGACGACACTGCCACGACGAGATCGTCAGGCAGCGCCATCTTGCGCTTTTTCAGCACCTTCTCAACCTGAGCAGGGCTGCTGAGTTCTTCTGGCTTGTACAGCTCGTCACGGGTTAGGCCCATGTCGTGCAGCTGCGCCAGCGCTTGCTTCTCGTCCGCCCACTGGCGGATGGCTCGCTTGTGCACCAGCTTGTAGCCGGGCACTTGGCGCCCGCTGTCCAGCATCTGGTGCGCCAGAGCGCGCAAGTCCTTGATCCATTCTTCCAAGAGATCGGCATTGCCAAGGTACGCGCCAAGCATCGGCAAGTCTACCTGATCGAGTTGCGTTTTCAAAGCGCGGTCCACTGCGCCGGTCATGCGCGGACACACGGGCTTGGCAGCGCACCAGCGGCAGTGCTCGCCGTGTTGCAGTTTTGCATCAGGCTGCTGCGCGGCCTTGACAGCCTGCACCAGCTCACGCTCGAACTGGCGGATGCGCTCGAACGTCGTGACCCAGCGGCGCGTGACGGGCGGCTGCACGATGATCAGCTCCAGGTCCTTGGCGCCCTCGAAAGCCCACTGCGCTTCTTTGGTACGCATGGACGCGGCGGCGTAGAACATCAGCTGTGCGTTTTCTTCAGCATCGACCACAACGCCGTCACCAAACTTCCAATCAAGTACGACGGCACGATCACCAATACGACCCACAAGATCAGTAGAGCCAAACACACCGGGAAGTAGATCGCCAAAGCCCACCCGTGTCTCGACCTCGTAGACCATTGATTCAGTGGGGTCAACCTCATCGAGCGCCTCCAGTGCGGGAACAATCTTTTCGTCGAACAGCTCTTGCGTGAGCACCTGGTCGTTGTACTTGGAGCCTATCACGTCAGGACGGCCCGAGAGGATTTCGCTGATGGCGTTGTGCAGCAACGTGCCCTTGTCGGCGTACTCGCTGCTGGGCTTGGGTGGCATCTTCTGCACCAGCGCCACAGAGCCTGGGCAGTTGATGACGCGCTTGGCGGTCGAGCCGCCGACGATAGATGAGTGGAGCATCAGGCGCCCCTCGCTTTCAGCATGGCATCGGCCATGTTGTACGCCCACTCAGCAGCGCCATGCAGGTTGATGGAGTGCTCGGGGTTAGCGCCAGCGACAAGACCCTGCATCGCCGCCGCCGCAAAGTAGTCACGTACCGACATGTACTGTATGTGCCCGCCAGTCGCAGCAAAGAGTGCTTCAATTTCTTTTTCCACTTCATTCTCCTGTAGTTGATCGAGCCTCCATCATACACGCAAAAAACTTTTGCACAACAACTTTTTTCGTGGTACAGTGCGCTGCATGTTAGAGAAACAAATCGAAACCTACTTCGTGCGCCGCGTCAAAGAGATCGGCGGTGTGGCCTACAAGTTCACCAGCCCGGCCCATCGCGGCGTGAGCGATCGCGTCGTGTGCTTGCCAGACGGCAGCACATGGTTTGTCGAGCTGAAAGCCCCCGGCGGTCGGTTGTCTGCCTTGCAGCAAGTCTTCCAGTCCGAGATGGCCCGGCTGGGCCAGAGCTACGCCTGCCTGTGGTCGAAAGAACACGTCGACGAATGGATCAAGGAGCGCGAGTATGGCCTTACAGCTTAGACCTTACCAAGAGACGGCTGCCGACTTTCTGTACGAGCACGACCGGGCGATGGTGCTCGCGCCAGTGGGTGCGGGCAAGACCGCCATCACGCTCACGGCCATGCAGGACATGGTGCGCGAAGGCCACGTCGGGCGCTGGCTGGTGCTGGCCCCCAAGCGCGTTTGCACCGACGTGTGGCCTGTGGAGGCGCCCAAGTGGGCGTCCGAGCTGCACGTGAGCGTCGCCGTGGGCACGCCCGCGCAGCGGCTGGAGCGCCTGCACAGCATGGCCGAAGTGGTCGTGACCAACTACGACAACATCCAATGGCTGGCCGAGCAGAACCTGGCCATGTTCGAGGGCATTGTCTTCGACGAGCTGACCAAGCTCAAGAACCCGAGCGGCGCGCGCTTCAAGGCGCTGCACAAAGTCATCGACCAGTTCACCATCCGCTGGGGTCTGACTGGCTCGTTCACCAGCAACGGGCTGGAGGATGTGTTCGGCCAATGCAAGATCATCGACCAGTCGCTGCTGGGTCGCTCCAAGGGTGCGTTCATGCAGCAGTATTTCCTGCTGTCGACGTACGGTGGCTTTGACGACTGGGCGCCGCGTCCGGGCGCGCTGGAGCTGGTGATGAAGAAGATCAAGCCGGCCACCTTCGTGCTGGAGCCTGGTGAATACAAGGACAAGCTGCCGCCGTGCCACGTCGTGGAGATGCGCGTGGACATGCAAGAGCGCAAGCCCTATGAGGACATGAAGAAGACTTTCGTGGCTGAGCTGGGCGGCGATCTGCAGGCAATCGCGCAGAACGCTGCTGTCGTGACGCAAAAGCTGCAGCAGCTGGCCAGCGGGTTCATCTACACCGAAGGAACGTCTGTCTGGACTGGCGTGCACAAGTTCGAGGCGCTGGAAGATTTACTACAGGAGAACCAACATGCGAATACCATCGTCGTCTACCAATACCAGGAAGAACTCGCCGAACTCAAGCGCCGCTTTCGCCAGCTCACCACGCTGGACGATGCTGACGCCATTGCCCGGTGGAATCGAGGCGAAGTTCGACTTCTGGCAGTGCACCCGAAATCCGCAGGTCACGGCCTTAACTTGCAGCACGGGGGATGCCACATGGTCTTTCTGTCCTTGCCTTGGAGTCTTGAGCTTTACGAGCAGACCGTCGGACGGCTGCATCGGTCAGGGCAGCAGCACGACGTGTGGGTCTACCTCCTGATGGCACGCGACAGCATCGACGAAAAAATCTGGAACGCGCTGCACGACAAGCGCGCCGTATCTGAAATCGCCTTGGAGAGCCTGAAATGAAGTGGCTGGCGGCAGCCCTGCTGATCTGGTTTTGGGTGATGATCTTTGGCTTTATACACATGGCATGGAGTGCGAAATGACACCAACAAACAAACTGCGATTCGTGAAGCGAGACTGCTATTCCCGCAATGGAGAGCACTTCGTTGAGCCTTTCAAAATCACAATCCTCCAGCAATGGTGGGAAGACAGAAACATAAGGCTTGCTGTTCAATCGTTTGATAAATATGGAACACCAATTCCAAGGTATCAAGGCGAATGGCGTGACGTACCACTGGAGACAGAAGAATGAATGATCGTGAACTACTGGAATTGGCTGCTAAGGCTTGCCAATACAAGTACATGAACAGCGCTTTGTGGGATGGACGTGATGTCGTTGAGTACGGATGGAATCCATTGGAAGATGACGGTCAGGCGCTACGGCTGGCGGTGAAGTTGGGACTCGATGTGTGCATTGATACGAAAATAGAGCGAGAGCCTTGCACACATGTGATTGGTTTCAGGAGCGATCTTGGCTCGGGAACTCTTGATGCAATAGAAAATCATGGCGACCCCTACGCCGCCACCCGCCGAGCAATCGTCCGCGCTGCTGCTGAGATTGGAAAGGAGATGAAATGAACAAACAACCCGAAGCCCTGCGGCTGGCTGAGTCATTTGAGGCCGATTTCAAAAGCGACATCTACAACTTCGATGACATGATCCAAGCCGCTGTCGAACTGCGCCGCTTGCATGAGGTGAATGCTGAGTTGCTGGAGGCATTGCAATCATTGATCGACATGGATGTGGCATATCAACGTGGCCCAAAGGTCGAAGAGGCAGTTGAAACCGCCCGCGCCGCCATCGCCAAAGCAACA